ATGAGAAAGATTATTTTATTGAGTTTAATTTGCTTTCCAGTTTTTGCTATAGCGAACACTTCACAACCACTTAATTATCATGATAAGTGCAAACTAAGAGGATTTAATTTACTTGCCTATGATGCGAATTTTAAAGAAGCATTTGATTCAAAATTAATGAAATTTGGAGCAATGAAGTCTACAGATTTTGATAAGGATGGCTGTATTAATGAAAATAATCTTATAAATGGAATTCTAACAGCCGAATTTCTTCAAAATAAAAATAAATTTGTTGGACAGCATTTAAAAAGTTTTGTTGCATTTGATTCAAAAAATAAAGAAATTCTTGTGGTTTTAGTAGATGAAGAATCGAAGAGTTATGTAATTGGAGATAAGACACCTAACTTAATTTCCGCTCTAAAATCTTCATTTGGTTCAAATGAGTACTTTCAAAAAGTAGATATTACTTCGCCGTTAACGTTCACAAATTTCAATGAGAATTATCAAACAAATAAAGCTGAAAAAGAGTTTTCTGATGTTGTTGAAAAAAGAATTGAAGAAAACAAAAAACTTTATAAAGTGGCAGCTGAGAACCTTAGAAAAAAGAATCTAAAGGATTTAATTCACAAAGATACAAAATACATTGATCAACTTAAAGATGGAGAAGGAAGAAAATCTAACATCAGTGTAATAACAGTGATGGATCCAAATATAGATTTACCGCTTTCAAAAAAGAGCATTTCTCAGAACATATATTTTGTATCTGTTTTAGAAAAGATAGGTCTCAAAAATCCTTACTCATTTAAGCCTAGAAGTGTAATTGTAAAGCAAGAAGGTGCATTGCTTAAAATTGGACTTGAATATACAGCTCAAAATTCTTATGGAGCTGATGTGGTTGGATTTGGAAATAAAGTTTTATTTCTAGGTAGCGATGGCCAATATCATCCAGATCCAGAAAAGTAATTTATACATTTTAAAAAGAACCCGCGAAAGCGGGTTTTTTATTGCCTAGAGGAAAGTAAAGATGGCACAAGAATCCCGTTTGGTCATTGTTATTGATTCGCAAAATGCTGAACGTAATGCGCGTAATCTAGGCAATGAACTGGAAAGCATTGAACGTAAAGGTGATTATGCTTCTAAGTCTATGGATGGCTTATCTGTAGCTACTCGAGCACTAGCTGGGTATATGGCTGGGCTAGTAACAGTAAGTTCTGCCATTTCAAAGATGGATACATATACTGGACTACAAAACCGTCTTAAGTTGGTCACTAATAATCAAGTTGAACTAAATAAAGCTACGGAAGACACTTTCCGAATTGCTCAAAAAACCTATTCAGCATGGGATTCTGTTCTACAGGTCTACCAGCGTTTTAGTGATAATGCCAAAACTTTAAACCTCACAATGGATGACACAGCACGTTTAACTGAAACAGTTTCTAAAGCTGTAGCAATTAGTGGTGCAAGCGCAGAAGCTGCTGATGCAGCTTTAGTTCAGTTCGGGCAGGCCTTGGCTAGTGGAACGTTGCGTGGAGAAGAACTTAATTCTGTAATGGAGCAAACCCCAGCATTAGCTAAAGCAATTGCTCAGGGTATGGGTATTACTGTAGGTGAATTACGTTCAGTAGCAGCTGAAGGAAAAATTACTTCACAGGAAATCGTGAAAGCACTTAGAAATGTCCAAGATGAAGTTGATGCTCTTTTTGCTAAAACTGACATTACAATTGGTCAATCATTAACTCTACTTAATAATGAAATTACTAAATTTGTAGGAGAGGCTGGTAAAGGAAGCGGAGCAGCACAGGCTTTATCAGGATCGATTCAGTTATTAGCAAATAATTTGAATTTAATTGCAGACAGTGCATTTGCCATTGGTATTGGCTTAATGACAAAAGCTGTTTTAACAAAAACGGTTGCTGTACAAGCGAGTATTGCTGCTTCAGCTCAACAAAGAGCCGCAAGCCTTGCTGAAGCCCAAGCACAGGCTCAATTACTAGGTGTAGAGGCTTTGCGTGCAAAGCAATCTGCTGCTTTAGCTATTACTGAATTGGGCTTGGCGAGAGCTGAATATAACGCTGCAACAACCGCTAAGGAAAGGGCGGCAGCTGTTCAACGCAAAACAGCCGCCGAAGTGGCCCATAGTATCGCCCTAAAAGAATCAACTGCTGCAACACTGGCTTATAAAGCCGCTCAAGATGTATTAAACAAATCAGCGTCAATTGGAAGTAGAGCATTAGACTTAGTTGGTGGCCCTATTGGAGCTATTACATTAGGGATTACAGCCTTAGCTGCGGGCTATATGTACTTTCAGGATAAGGCAGCCCAAGCCAATAAAAAACTAGAAGAGCAAGCAGCAGTTGCTAAAAAGGCAAAAGAAGAACTTCTAGCACTTAAAGGTCTTGAAAAAGATTCTGCAATCAATGATATGACCGCTTCATTTGAGCGCCAGAATCAGGCACTTGCTGATTCTAGTAGTAAAATAAATATCCAGTTGAATGCTATTGCTCAACTCTACAAAGGCAATAAAGAGATTGTTCAGGTTGTTAATGATGCTAGAGATGGCACTATTAGCATGAATGATGCTGTTAAGCGCTTTAATGAGTTGCGTATTAGTAAGGATATTTACAACGCTTTAAAAGAGAACTCTTCAGAGTTCGAAAAGAACGCTAAAGAAGCTAAAACTACACAAGAATCCCTAAAGCTTTTCGGTATTGAGGTGGAGCTATCTGGGCGTAAAGCTCAAACGGCTGTGGCTGGAATTGATGACAACTCTAAAGCCTTAATTGGCAATGAAAGTGCAGCTCAAAAGGCAACTAAAGCTCAAAAGGGTTATTTTGATAGCCTCCGTTCTGAAGTACTCAATTCGAATGAAGAGCTTGCTTTGTTAAATCTTGGATATAGTGAAGAAACTGTAAAAAAGATACTTGAACTTCAGAAAGCAAAGCAGGCAGTTGCAGCACCGGGTACAACTGCGATTGTCACGAATGATGAAATAGAGCAGATTGTCCGTGCTCAAAAGGCTCTTGATGACCTTAAAGACAAGAAGGATGCAATAACTGCTGCTGAACGCAAACATACTAGTGAGCTTGAAAAGCAGCAAAAAGTTCTTTCTGTTAATGCCAAAGTTCAGGCTAATGCTGCTAAATATGGCTTTGCTGGAATTGAGTCAAAGTACAACTTACCAGCAGGCACATTGTCAGCGCTTCATATGATTGAGTCACGTGGTAATGCTAAAGCTTATAACAAATCTACTGGTGCAACTGGTGGATTTCAATTTCTGGAAGGCACAGCTAAGCAATATGGCGTGAAGGACCGTACTGATTTAGCACAGTCAGCAGAGGGTGCTGGCAAGTATATGTCTTATCTTTTGAAGCTCTTTAAGGGCGATCTAGAGAAGGCTGTGCGTGCCTATCATGCTGGTGAAGGCAATGTTCAAAAGGGTAAAGGTATTGGTAAATATAACAACCAATACTGGAAGGATTATCAGGGCTATATGGCTGGTATTAATGGCTATACAGCTGGCGATATCACCTCTAAAGATTTTGATAAGCTTATTCAAGACGCCACAAAAATGGCAGAAGAACAGGCCAAGTTACGCCTTCAACTGGAAAACGATGTTGCCAATGAAGTGACTAAGATCAGAAATGATCTTGCTAAGAAATTGGAAGATGTCGATAAGGCCAACTTCACCCCAGAACGCAAAGCTGAAATTAAAGCAGAACTTCAAGCACGTGCAGATAATGATATTGCTATTGCTGAGCAAGCTACAAAGACTAAGCTTGATTCATTCCGAGACTACACAAAGACGGAAGAGCAGCTTTTAAAGGACAGTTTTGCAAAACGTCAATTTGAAGCCGAACACGACTTAGAGATGACGAAAGAACAGCGTAAAGAAGCTGTTAATTTGTTAGCTCAACAGTTGCAACAAGAAATAGGTTTACTAAAACTTGCTCAAGAGCAACGTTTGTTTCAAGCTAAATTATTCTTGCTTTCAGAAACTGAGGCAATGCAAGAACGCTACCGATTGGAGCGAGAAGAAATTGCCAAAACGGCAAAAGATGAGGAGGAAAAACGTAAGCGACTGGCATTATCACGTGATCAGGAAAGATTGGAAGCATTTGATCGTGCAGCAAAAGCTGGTCAAGCATGGGGTGGTATTCAAGCTGATATGAATGGCAGTGGTGAGTTCTATAGACTAGATCAAGAACGATCTAGCCGCCTAAGTGCCGCGACAAATCTACTTGATAGTCAGCAAGGTGTGGTTAATTTAAATGAACAAAATTCTATTGAGGCTTTAAATGCACAATTTGAGCAACAGCTTATAAGTCAGCAGGATTACGAAAACCAGAAAACAGCTATCATTCAAGCTGCTCAGGACCAACGTAATCAGATTGCTGCTGAACATGCAAAGAATGTTCAGGATATTGAAGATAAATATCAGCAAGATCGTTTGAACACCCAAATTGCATTTGGTGGCCAAATGATGGGTTCACTTACATCGATGTTTGGTTCAATGTTTGGAGAGCAATCTAAAGCATATAAGATCATGTTCGCCGCTGATAAAGCTTATGCCATTGCAGCTGCTGGTATTGCGATTCAGCAAAATATTGCAGCAGCTTCAAAAGCTGGTTTTCCTCTTAACATTCCATTAATTGCTGGGGCGGTTGCTCAAGGCGCTAGCATTATTGCAAACATCCGTGCAATCAAAGATCAAGGCTTTGCTGACGGTGGTTACACTGGATCTGGTGGAAAATATGAACCTGCAGGTATTGTCCATAAAGGAGAGGTGGTCTGGTCCCAAGAAGATATTCGCCGTTGGGGTGGTGTTGGGTTAGTTGAAAATATGCGTAAGAGTGCAAACCCTGAAGCTTTTCTCAATAATAATGCCTCAGCTGATAGTGTCATGCGCCGTGCAATGATGAGCTCTAATGCCTTTTTAGAAAGCCAAAAGCAATCTGATATCTTTAATCAACCGGTTCAAGATACTCAGATTATCTATAAGGGTAATAGAGACACACCTAAGTTAGCTTCTTCGGCAAATTCTGACTTATTCCATGATGGCAAGGTCTACTTCTCATCCAATGGTTTAGTTCAGGATCGTTCAAATCTGGATGATGTTCAGGATTTTACTTTAGGACGTACTTCACGCCCTCAAGCTGAGATTATGCCTTCAATTGAGCCTGCTTCACCGACAATCAATTTTAAAATTGAAGTGATTAATCAGGTGAGTGGTGCGACAGTTGAAGCCGAACAACTGGATGAGCAAACTGTCCGGATCATTGTTAAAGATGAATTGGATAAGCAGCTTCCAAGAACGGTACCTAAGCTTGTAAGTGATCAAATCGCAAATCCAAACTCAACCATTAGTCGGTCTTTGACTGAGAATACGACAGCGAGAAGAAATCGTACTTAATAATTTGAACCCTTTTCGGAGGGTTCATTTTCATAATATTTAAATTTCAAGGTGATAGAGTCTGTTGGCATTAAAATTGATGGTTAAGACATGAAAAAAATAATTGTAATTTCTACAACACTTTTAGGCCTTACGGGATGTGCCATTCCTGCGGTAAATAATCTCGTAAGATCCACAAATATGTATCAAGATGAAATAGCAGGTGATACAGCGAATTTAAGGGTTTATAGAAGTAATGTACCCATGGTGCAGTTCTATATTAGTTATCAAAATAATAAGGGTGAAAAAATTTCTAAAAACCTTATAACGAAGCAGATAACAAATAATTTAACAAAGTATGGCTCAATGCATGAGCCAAAAACATTGAATATGCCTAAGCCAACAATCAGTTTAAATAATGGTGAAGAGTTTTTTGAGTTTAAAGTACCCGCAAATAAGAGGTTAACTTTCAGGCTTACTTCTGTTATTGGGTCAACTACTATGTATAGTTGTGATGTAAAAATGGACTATCAGTTGGAAAGAAATGGAAATTATGAATTGATCCGTGTTAAACAGATCAAAGATTTTGTGAATCCAGCTTTACTGACTGAACCATCTCAAGATGGAGCCTACTGCAAGTTTGTAGTGAAAGAGATTTTTGAAGATGGTAAAGAAACCGTAATTAAACCAATTTCTTAAGTTCTAACTACTTTATTAAATAGGGGAAATTACGATGCATCAAAGTGAGGTTGGATTCTGGGGTGGTGGTAGTATATATGTATCAGGTGTTCCTAATGATCTACAGAAGTTCTTTGAAGCACTCACAAAATTATCTTTAAAATTTCCAAATGATTTTGAGTGGCCTTTGGTACTTAATAGATTATATAAAAAGTATGTTCGATATGAAGATATTAATAAAACTAAAGAGATTATGGATTTCTGTAAATCAAAATTGACGGAACCATCTGAAAATGAAAATACGAATATATTTTTAAAGTACTTTAGACAATTTGATTCTGCAGTAGAGAGCGCAATTTATTTTTACGAGTATTTCAATGATTATGTACCAGTTAGAATAGCTGTGGTTGATTTACCATGGCAAATGGTTGAAGCCCGAAGACCTCTTCGTGAATATGATCAATTAGAAGGCGAACCTTATTGGTTGACTGATTATAGTTGGGAAGAAATGGAACGGTTAGGCAACTTATAAATTGTAGATTCTTATTATTTAAAGCCCCTTTGGGGCTTTTTTATTACCTGAAGGAAAGTTATGTACAAGTTAAAGCTAAATCCTCAGACCAGCGGCTATGGCGTAACACCGGGTGATGATGTTAAGCGTCAGCAGATGGATGGAGGACGTGGTCGCTATTACATCGATGTAAAACGTAATAGCCACATTGTTGATGTGAACTGGAATTTAAGTAAAACCGATTTCAATAAAATGATGGCGTTCTGGCGGGTCTACCAGAATAAACCAGCCTCATTTTATGCGGATCTGGTGATTGATCAGGGAACACGTCAGCAATACCTGTGTAACTTCATTCCGAACTCGTTCAAGACCAATGAGGTGAATGGCAACCTTTACCGGGTAAATGCACAACTCGAAGTTGTTCAAAACCAGCCTAACCTGAATGCCGATATAGCATTAATTAAAGATTGGGAGGTCTAATGGATAACGAATATGCCAAGTTCTTTTTCAATCGGAAAGTTGATGTCTATCAACTGGAGTGTATTGAGCTATCACATCCTTCTTTTATGAATACTTATCGGGTAGTCCGTAATGATGACCGAGGTGTCTATGTACAACATAAGGAAGGATCCGGTCAGGTCTATTATGAGTTCTTGCCAGTCTCTATACAAAGATCCGGAATGCTTGGTGATCTGGACCAGACATTAACCGTTTCTATCTCTGGTCTAGGTGATGTGATGCCTGATGAGTTTGAACGGGTAATCGAAGGGCAATATCCAGATGTAAAGCCAACAGTAAATTACCGGATTTACAGTTCAGACAATCTGAATTCTCCAATGTTTTATTTACTTGGACTGCAACTCTCCAGTGTTGCCATGAACCATAAAGCTGTGACATTCAAGGCTGAATCACCACGATTAAATACCACTAAAACTGGGGACATTTTTGCACTGGATCGCTTTAGTGGTTTGAAGGGGGCTATATGAAAAGTCATGATCATTTGCTCGATAGGCAATATGACGAGGATCACTACAACTGTGTTCACTTTGTTCATGAAGCTGCAATGGACCTATATGGCATAGATCGGGCTGAAGCGCTTGAACTCTTTATGCAGCCTAAGGGCAAAATTACTTTTTTATCTTCACGGTTAAAACTTTTAAATCCGCTACCCATGCCCAAGGAAGGCTGCATAGTCGCCTTCCATCCGAGACAAAGAAATAAGCCCCCGCATGTGGGGCTTTTTCGTGGGCAAAAGATTCTTCACCTCATGGAAAGCGGAGTCACTTATTTGCCTGAAGAGGTTGTGATGGAAATGGGGTTTAATCGGGTCAGTTATTATGATTAAAGTTATTTATAAAAAAGACGCTTTGTCTGAAGAAAAGACAATTGAGCAGGCTCAAACCATTGGGCAATGGCTCACTTCAAAATATGAACATATGCCTGAGCATGTCCGTATCTTTCATACTACAAGCAATATGGATCATGCCGAAATTTCATTTGCGAATGAAGTCACACCAAAGAATGCATATGACTTAAAGCAGCTTGATTTCTTACCGGGCACTTTTATCGTAGTTGAGAACCCTAAATGGGTCGCGGCTATTGTTTCGATTGTGATTAGTATTGCGATCGCATTTTTAATGCCAACGCCATCAATAGCACAAACGACTCAAAATACTAACCAGTCTTCTTCAGCAAACAATGAACTTTCTAACCGGGAAAACAAGATCCGGGTGAATGGTCGTATTGCTGATAACTATGGAGCTGGGTGGAATACTCCCGACCTAATCGCAGTACCTTACAAGGTATATGAAAACAACGTTGAAGTTGAGCATGTAGTGGGCTGTATTGGGCGTGGACACTATAAAATCAATGGAGCTTATGACGGTGAAACCAATATTGTCGATATTGCTGGCGCATCGGTAGAAGTCTTTCGACCAGGTGTAGATATTGTTTCAGGTGAGCCATATTTCTCGCTTGGTACCGAAATTACCACGCCGCCACTAACGGTTCAGCATCAAACTTCTGTTAATGGCCAAGTTTTACGTCCTGCTGATACACAATCTTTAGAAGGTACGAACTACCTTCATTTTGCATATCCAAACGAGATTCTTCGGGCAACGGCAAACAACACAGATTTAACCACTAAGTTTGTAAGTAATGACCGCGTAGAAATCACCAATGCCTCATTCACGTTTAATGGCCAGACTTTTGATTTAAATGGTACTTATAGCGTTCTATCGGTAGCTGATGACCGTATGACGTTATCAAATCCGGCGGCCGTTAATGCTAACTGGTTAAAGCTTAAAGAGTTAAATAACCAACAAACTGCAGCTTTGTCACCAAAGATCAGTTCAATAGGTGAAAAATGGATTGGTCCATTCATTCTGGACAATGTTGAACGTAGCCGGGTGCTGTGTAATTTTGTGGCCACCAATGGACTTTATACCGTTTCTTCAGGTGGGTATCAGGCCGCTGTTAATGTCACGATTGAAGTTGAAGTAACACCGGTAAATGAATCTGGTGCAGCGATTGGTAATCCGATGCTGAAGCAGATCATTTTGAAAGGTTCGGCAAAGTCACGTCAGACCGTTGGTGCAACACTTGATATGGTCACGTTTCAGGGGCGTTGTAGTGTCCGTGCACGCCGTTTAACTCCGACTCCGACAGTCACAACAGTTGTTGATGAAGTAAAGTGGCAGGCGCTTTACGGTGCTTATCCTTTACAAAGCACAGTGTATGAACATGAAACGGTTTTTCGTGCGCGTACTTATGCAACCACTGGAGCTTTATCTGTTAAGTCCCGCAAGATCAATTTTGATCTTCAGCGAATGTTGCCGACTTATAAAAACGGGGCAATGACAACAGAGCTATATCCAACGTCTAGCTTTGCTGATGCTTTGGTATCTATGGCACTCGATGACAAGATTGGCCGCCGTTCGATCGATGAGATTGATCTTGAAAACATCTATCGGACCTATAATGATGTAGTTGATTATTTTGGTACGCCGCTAGCGGCTGAGTTCTGTACTACCATTGATGATACGAATCTATCTTTTGAAGAGCTGGTTACCAATCTTTGTGATGCGGTGTTTTGTACTGCATATCGGCAAAACAATAAGCTCAAGCTTTATTTTGAACGGCCAACTGATAACTCGGTAATGCTGTTTAACTTCAGGAATATCATTCCGGATAGTTACAAGCATGACCTGACCTTTGGCGTGATGGATGACTACGACGGACTGATCTATGAATACACGGATCCGACCGACGATAGCCGTATCAATATCTATTTACCGGATAAAGGAGCCAAAAACCCAAAAGAGGTGAAATCTGTTGGTGTACGAAACAAGTGGCAAGCGCATTTCAATGCATACCGGATTTGGAACAAGATGCGCTTCCAGCGCAAATCCATTACCTTTGATGCGGCACCAGAATCAGAATTACTGGTTTTACGTGACCGGATTGCTGTAGCGGATTATCGCAATGGTATTCATCAAAGCGGTGAGGTGGTACAGCAAGAAGGTTTAGTCCTCACCTTAAGCCATGATGTAGATTTCATTGCAGGCAAGAGCTATGTGATTTATCTGCAAATGGCGGATGGCACAGTGGACCTGATTCCTGTTACACCGGGTTCAGCCAAAAATAAGGTGGTTTTAGGGCGGTTGCCGAACGGGGCCTTAAAGCTAAGTCCTGATGATTTTGTAAATACCATCTATACAGTAGTTAATGATGATACTAAAGGTTCATTGCCTTATCTGGTTGCAAAAAGAGAACCGGTTGACCAGTTCTCTAATACTATTACAGCAATTAATTACGATGAGCGCTATTACCTCAACGATAAAGACTTTATTGACGTGCCGGTTGATGATTCTCCAATTTACATTCGATATGACCAGCTGGATATTAATCTGGCGCGTTTATATCAGATGCAAAGAGGGGATTTGCCAACGACTGGCGAAATCAGTTTTGTAGTTGAATCTGGTGCACTAGTTTCTAGTTCGAGTTCTTATCGACCGGAAACCAGATTTGTCTATAAATTCGACTACAACTCCAGTCCGCCGAAACAGGAATTTATTGCCCCTGCAGCGACTGAACTACCCGCCATTGATACTGGTGAGTTCCCACCTGATCTGGTGGTAAATCTGACTATTAAAGGTGCTGTTGTTGGGCGTGGTGGTGATGGCGGTTTACCTCATTTGGCATTTGGCGCATGGGAGTCCGATCCGGATTACAACTTTACTAAAACCCGACGTGATGGGTTTCAGGGAGCACCCGGTTTATTGAACCGGCACAGCAAACTAAACCTGATTATTGATGGCGGCACTCTAGCTCGAGGTGGATCTGGTGGTGGAGCAACACCAAGCGGTATTTACACTGGGTTGTCTTATGGTGTTCAAGGTATTCCGGGTGGAGCTGGTGCACCATTTGGACGGGTCATGACAGGCCAGCCAATTTCAAGCGACTCACAAGATTGGCGCTGGTATTTTGGAAGTTACTTCAATGTCTTAAAAATTACTGATGCCGAAGCTTCGGTACCCGGAAAAGGCTACCGAACCCAAAATGACCGTTATGGATCCCCATTATCAGGTGATGGCGGAAACTGGGGCGAACGTGGTACCAAGTCTACTAATGATGGAACATGGAACTGGAAATACCATGGCACAACTGAAGGTCAGCCGGGGCCAGGTGGACCTGCAATTGTGGGAGTTGCACCACTGACAACTCAATTGATTAATGGAGGGAAAATCTTACAAACCCTTTAAACCTTATAAGAACTTTGAGCACCCAATTCGGGTGCTTTTTTATTACCTAAATTTTCTGGAGAAATTAATGGAACCAGTTTCCACTAGCGGTTTTACAGCACTTTTAAAATTATATGGGATTGCAATCATGGTGACTTTAGCAGTCGGTTTGGTTGCAGCAGTTGTATTAATGACTCGTATGCCACGCTCACCACAAGAGTGGGCAGTTGGTTTGATCTGTACGGTTGTATCAAGTTTGGCTGGCGGCTCATTCATTATTGTGAAGTGGGGACTTCATGAATGGGTTACTGATGTATGGGGGATGATTGCTCTAGGTGGGTTCTTCTTTGTTTGTGGTTTACCCGGTTGGGCTTTAGTCCGTTGGATTTTTAATTTTATAGATAAACAGGAAGGTAAAACGATCGTTGAAGTGATCAAAGAGTTTAAGAAAGCCAGAAAAGACATTGAAAACAGCTAATGCCGCCTTCGGGCGGTTTTTTACATCTGAAGGAAACCGAAATGAACATTGAACAATATCTGGACGAGTTAATTAAGCGTGAGGGCGGGTACGTAAACAACCCAGCAGATCGAGGCGGTGAAACAAAGTACGGTATTACTGAAGCAGTAGCACGTACTAACGGCTTTAAGGGCAACATGAAAGATTTACCGCTTGATGTGGCCAAAGCCATTTATAAAAAGCAGTATTGGACAGATCCGCGATTTGATCAAGTGAATGTAATTAGCTCGTTAGTTGCTGAAGAGCTTTTAGATACTGGGGTAAATTGCGGTACCGGATTTGCAAAACCACTCTTACAGCGTGCTTTAAATTTGCTGAATAACCAAGGTAAAGCAGGTTGGCCAGATTTAACAGTTGACGGAATTTATGGTCCAGCAACTCTTAATGCACTCAAAACTTATCTGGCCAAGCGTGGAAAAGACGGCGAAAAAGTCCTGGTGCGTGTTCTTAATATCATGCAAGGGCAACGTTACATTGAAATCTGTGAACGCAATCCTAGCCAGGAACAGTTTTTCTATGGTTGGATCGCCAATCGAGTTGTTATATGAAAGTCTTTCATTGCAGACGATCAAAGATAGCTTTAACAATTACATTGCTGTGCATTCTATTTTCAGGATGCACAGCTCATACGATCAATAGCAATGTCAATGTCTCAATTTGCGCTAGAGCATTATAAAAAAAAGCCCTGAATGATCAGGGCTATTTAATAAACTTCAATTCACATACTTCTACAAAGCTCGAGTAGTCTTATGTTTGTTATTGTATAGCTTGATAATCCTCTATCTTTCATCCTAGGGTTGTGCACATACTTCTATCCTTAAATTGTGTAATGAAATTTCTTCTGTTGTAGTTGAGAAGCTTTTCAATCTGTTAAAAGAATCCAAAAAGCATCAAATGAATAAAGAAACTACTTATTTAACTTGAATCATCATTTTCTGTTTACTAATAAATGAAAGTGCTTGGATGTATAGGGATTGTTTTTTTAATGTTATGTTATAATATAACCTTTTCTTAAAAAAGGGGGGGATT